CCATCGCCTTCGGCTGGGTGCTGCGGCAGGACGTGCTGCTCCCGCTCGTGGCGGCGCATCAAGAGTTTGTCCAGCAGCTGGGCGAGACGCAGCGCGAGATCGGCAGCGCGATCAAGGAGCAGACCCGCTTGCTCTATGCCCTACAACCAAAGTCCGCCGCGACGGCAATGCCCGACACCGACCGGCACAACTGAGGCGAGCGATTCCGGCGTCTGCAAGTGAAACCGACCGGCCAATACGCTAAAGGCACAGGAGAAAAAAATGTCAGACGCCACAATCAGCCGCAAGTACCGCGACTTCGACATCACGCTGCATACCGCAACCAGCCTGGCCACCACGCTCGACATGCGTGACGTGGCCGGTGCGATCCTCTCCATCGGCACTATCTCGACCGCTGCCAGCACGCTCCAGATGTGGGTCGGCGCAACGCCCGCCGGAACATTCCGCCGACTCTACAAGGTCGATGGCAGCGTGGCCGATCTCACGCTCGCGCCTTCGAGCACCGAGGGCCGGGCCTATAGCCTGCCCGATGAGGTCTTCGGCACGGAGTTCCTGAAGATCGTGTCTGCCACGACCAACAGCACGGGCACGACCGGCTTTGTGATGTTCAAGAGCTAACGCTCGCCGCACTCTCTCACCACAAGAGCGCACTACGATGGCGATGAACGCAAGGCTGTTAAGACCGCGAGCGACGGGATTCACACCTACCGACGCCGACGCCCGCGCCTACGTTGCCGCCGTGCGAACCGCCGACGGGCAGCCGCTAGAGCCCAATGTGGCAAAAGCCATCGACAACTTTGTGTTGGGCTGCAAAACGGACGGCACGTGGGCCGCCTTGTCTCATTGCTGCCTGCTCGCTGGGCCTCGCACGATTGCCGGGTGCTGCGTTGCGCTCAAAGGCACGGCACCCACCAGCAACGCTTTCGTGACTGGGGACTACGACCGCAAAACGGGGCTGATTGGGAGCACGGCCAACACAAAATTCTTGAATACGAACGTGAACAACAACACGTTTGCTCAGGACAATTTCCATATGAGTATCGAAATTCACACCGCGCAAACCAGCGGAAGCACGCTGTATATGATGGGCGCAGGCGCTAGCGGAACTGGGGCGAGCGAAATTTTCGCTAGTGGTAATTCGTTGCAGTTTCGCAATCAAAGCGGATCGGCTCAGTCGCCAGGGGCAGCCACAGACACAACCACAGGACTGATTGGATCGACTCGCAACAGCAGCAGCACGTTTACTATGCGTTGGGGTGCCAACTCCACAGGGGCAGGCACGCGAACCAGCGCCGCGCCGTTCAACGGGACGATTCACGTTTTTCGGACTTCGTCGTTTTCCACGATATTCAGCAACGCTAGGCTGCGATGGTACTCAATGGGCGCGAATATCGACTTCGCGCTTCTGCGGACGCGGCTTATCACTTTCTATGCCGACATTGCGGCGGCCATCCCATGACGCTTGCAGACCTTATCTCATCGCCTCTGTCGCTGGCTCAGTTGCGAGGCATTGCGCTCGTTTTCTCTGCCGATCTTCGTGACCGGCTTGTGACTGTGCAGTCTGAGCATGGCCGCCCGCAGTTCACCGTATTCCCAGCTGGCCCGACAACCGATGGCAGGTACTACCACTGCGCCGACATCATTGCGGAAGTTGGGTCTGGTGGCATCTACGCTGCCGGGTTCTCGCACCTGGACGCCAGCCGGTTTAACGAAATCGAAGTGGTGCCGCTGGCCGACGCGGTTGCGTTGCTTCCGCCCGACGAGCCGATTGTGTGAGTGCCGTCTCCCCACAACCTAGCGCAATTCGGCACGATTCGGGGCATTTCAGAAGTGGACAGCGCGCGTATAACCGCGCTATGGTCAACGCTGACGGCCAAAAAACTTTTTTCGTTGAGATTCTGCCGAAGAAATCTGCGGACAGATTCATCGCAGAGCGGCACTACAGCGGAAGCGCTGTGTGGGCCTCGCACACGCACCTAGGCGTATTCGACGGAACCGGCTTCCTGTGGGGTGTCTTGCAGTTCGGGCCGTCGATGAATCCCAAGGCGACCAGCAAGGTCATTGAGGGGATGCCCCCGAGCGGCCTTGTCGAACTCAATCGGATGGTGTTCATCGACGGACACAAGCCCAACCTCGTTTCGTGGGCGATCGCAAAAACGCTGCGACATATAAGGCACCACAGGCCACACGTTCAGGTGGTGCAGAGCTTCGCGGACCAGCGGTGCAGCAAGCTCGGAGCCGTGTACCAGGCCGCCAATTTCCTTTACATCGGCAGCCACAGGACGGCGTTCTATTACCTCGACGGCGAGTGGTTCCATAAGTCGCTGCTTGGCCGGGCGGCAAAGGACAATCGCGGCTGGGGTAGTGGCCCAAAGGCCGCCCGGCTTGCCGCCGGAAGGCATCGGGCAGAGAAGCACGAATTCGACCAGTACCGCTACGTTTTCCCGCTGACGGCCTGGGCAAGAAAGAAACTGCTTCCCAAGGCTCTGCCGTACCCAAAAGCGTGCGAGGCGGCTCCGGTGACGTTCCCGCGAGCGTACCGCCCGGCGACGGCCGATGGCGATCATCAGATGCAGTTGTTCTAGTGCGCTCTTCACCTTAGAGAGAGTAATGATCGCGTCTTTGCTGCTCGTTGTGGCGATGTGGGCATCTGAGCCTCCCGGCCAGCAGTACGCAGTTTCGCACGGGAGCAGGGTTATATTCTGGGTCGAAGAAGAACGGTCGCCAACCTACGGAACGGTGTGCTACTTGTGGGGCTACTACCCTGTGATCGTGGCAGACGGCGGCGGGATGTTTGAATTCAATGCTGTGTCGTGGTGCGTCGGCTGGCTGTGACGCTCTCGGCCGTAGGTCGTGCGTATAATCCCCGCATGAGCCGCCTAGACGAACTACGAAACATGACGCCCGCCGAAGTGGATCGAATCCACAGGGTCTTTGAGGCTCTCGGCAGCGACGAGGAGAGGGCCATCGAAGCCATTGCAGACCTGCGGGCCTACTGCGGAAGGAAATGGCCGACGATGCTGGAAGAGGCGTTGCGGCGTTACCAGAAGGCAAGACGCGGCGACGAGTGACCGTACTGAAATCAAGGGACTGTCAGATGGGCCAGAAACAACTCCCCTTCATGCCGCCCGTCGCCCGCTGCAATCGGTGCAACGACCGGAAGGACAGCAACGGGCCATGCCCACGCTGCGGCTGCCCTGAGTTCAGGCTGGCCAAGAGTTGACCAAGTGCGCTACTGCACCAGAAGAGCGAAGGCTAGGTAGTTGCGAACAAGTGCATAGGTTTTGTATTTCGCAATAATTGCGTCAGGGGCAATATTCCCGAAATGGAATACCTGCGACACGACGCCGAAACGTGTTCCCAAAACGTATCAAAAACGACACGTTTTCCGTATGAGTTCGGATACAATCTGGGCGATCCCGGCGGACAGCGACCGGACAGATAAACCGGTTTTGCGACCCCGCCGGGATCGTTCTTGATTCTGGAGTATGGAACATGGCACACGCACTCCTGAAGTTCGACCTCGCTGACCCCGACGACGCCCGCGAGCATCGGTACGCTCTGGCTGGCAAAGATGCCTTGATCGACCTAGAGCGGATCGACCAGCACTGTCGCGGAAGGATCAAGCACGGCGAGATCGGAGACGAGGCTCGCAGCGAACTGGAGGCGGTGCGCCGGATGATCGCTGCCGAGCTGACGGAACTGCTGCACTAGTGGCGTTTGGGAAACATATCGAAACCGATATGTTTCGGCCCGCGACACTATTGAGCGAACATAGTGACGCAACGCCCCCTCCCATTCATGCCGCCGCGAGTGCTTTGCAATCGGTGCAACGCCGAGAAGCAGAGCAACGGGCCATGCCCACGCTGCGGCTGCCCAGAGTTCCGGCTGGTCAAATAGTGCCTATGCGAGCCGCATAGATTAAGTTGACCGCCTCGCTAAGTTGGCGGCATGGCATGGACGATCCACCACGGCGACTGCCGCGAAGTCATGGCGACGCTCGACGCCGAGAGCGTTGACGCCATCGTGAGCGATCCGCCCTACGGCCTGTCGTTCATGGGCAAGGGCTGGGACCACGGCGTGCCGGGCGTGGAGTTCTGGACCGAAGCCATGCGCGTCGCGAAGCCAGGAGCCCACCTGCTCGCGTTCGGCGGGACTCGGACCTATCACCGGCTCGCCTGTGCCATCGAGGACGCGGGCTGGGAGATTCGGGATTGCGTGATGTGGGTGTACGGCAGCGGCTTCCCGAAGTCGCACGACGTGAGCAAGGCGATTGACAAGGCGGCTGGGGCGGAGCGGGAACGAATCGGCGGCCCCAAGTCTGGCGGCATGAAGTCTGTGAATTGCCACAACGCCATCCACGGTTATCGGCCAAATGATTACGCCGAGAACGGAAACTCGCTCATTTCCGGCGACCCGATCACCGACGCCGCCCGCCAGTGGCAAGGCTGGGGCACGGCCCTCAAGCCCGCCTGGGAGCCGATCATCGTGGCCCGCAAGCCGCTCGTCGGCACCGTCGCCGAGAACGTGCTGACGCATGGCACGGGGGCGATCAACGTGGATGGGTGCAGGGTGGCAGGCCCAAAGCACACGCAATCGACAAGCCACGCCGGGGGCCAGCACGGCCGGTACGGAAGCCTCCCGGCGAGAGGGCCGCAGGTTGACGATGGAAACGGCCGCTGGCCCGCCAACCTCATCCACGACGGCAGCGAGGAGGTGGTGGGGCTGTTTCCGGCCAACGTCAAAGGCGGCACATGGAACCGCACCGCCGGGGCTCGGCACTTCAACAATGACGGCGAGCCGACCGACTACCAGACGAGCGGCAGCGATTCGTCATCCGGCTCTGCCGCCCGCTTCTTCTACTGCGCCAAGGCGAGCAAGGCGGATCGGGATGAAGGGTGCGAGGGGCTGGAGGCGAAAAGCAGACTTGAGGATGTCGGCAACAAATGGACTACCGTTGACTACCGAGACGGGCATGAGCGAAGCGTTATGTCTCGCAACCACCACCCCACCGTGAAGCCCACCGCCCTCATGCGTTACCTATGCCGCCTCGTCACGCCACCCGGCGGCGTTGTGCTCGACCCGTTCACAGGCAGCGGATCCACGGGCAAGGCCGCGACCCTTGAGGGCTTCCGGTTCATCGGCATCGAACGCGAGGCGGAATACGTTGAGATAGCCAAGGCGAGGATCGCGGCGGTTGATGCTGGGGCCGGGCCGCTGTTCGCGTGAAGTGCGCTATCGCGGCGACATAAGGCTGCAAGCCAACTGGACGCTAGCCATAGGCTGAAGGCATGCCAGCACGCATGCCAAGCCACAGGCCGCCCAGGCTGAGAACACAGCCCAGGCGTGACGACTCAGCCAGGCCAAACGCAGCGGCACGAGGCTACTGCTCGAAGGCCCACAAGGCGTGGCGTCAGGCCGTGCTGAACAAGTGCAACTGGCAATGCGTGGACTGTGGGCGTGTGGCCCACGGTCGAAGCATGCACGCCGATCACGTCGTGCCTATCAGCCAAGGTGGCGAACGGTACGACGTGGGCAATGGCGAGGCCAGATGCTTGTCGTGCCACAGCAGGAAGACGCGCCGAGAGACGGCGGGGAGGGGCGGCTCGGATCATGCCGACCCTCAATGAGCAATAC